GTTCCGAAGGTTACGAAGTTGTTCGCCACCAGGGACGCGGCGCCGCCGTCCTTTGCGACGGTCTGGCTGTCCATGACCATATCGTCAAGATAGGTCACGACGTCGACCTTTGTCGCGTCGTCGACGTTGGTGATCACTGCGACCTTGATGTCATTTCCGCGTGTGCCGCCCCACTTTGCGGTCACGGTCATTCCGCCCACGGTTGCGGACGCCTTCGCGCCACCGCCATTCACGCGGTAGATCAGAAGGGTCTTCGCGCGCTTCAGCGCTTCGCGGACCAGAAGAATATTCGCGTCAGTGGGATCGTAACCGAAGACCTTCAGACTGGACGCGTTGAAGTCAGTCGCGGTCATTGCGAAGATCTGGGATTCAGGTCCCCAGTTAAGTTCCAGGGGAAGGGCGGCGACGCCACGGCTTCCCATTTTGGCGTTGGTTCCCATGCTTACGAAGTTAATGTAAGCGCCAGGAAGAATCTTGTTCTGTACTGTGAAAGTACCTCCACCAATAGGCATAGGTTACACCTTCCTTTCAAGAAATTCGGTTACAAGCTGAATCGCCTGTTCCCGTGTATACTGCTGACCGTCCTTCAGGATCGCCATTACTGCGTCCCTGGGAAGGCCGAGCGTTTTTGAATTGACCAGTTGTTCTTTGCTGAAAACGGGCGCGGCCTGGTCGACCACGGCGTCCGCCTTTTTCTTTGTGGCCATTACGTTATAACCTCCGATCTGATCGTGTTGTTCTGGTCCAGATAATACATTGTCGGAATGACTTCCGGTGTGATCACGAAATAGAAGTCAGTGTCAAAAAGGAACTGGAAGACGCGTTGATCGTCGTCCTTCCTGGCGCTGATATTCGTCAGGCGGATCGTTCGGCGGACGTCGGTTTCGACACCGTCGACGACCTCCGTTTTTTCGTGAACCGAAAGGGATTCGAATTCGTCGAACATGGTTTCGGCCCATTCGTTGAACTTCATATTATCCTTCGAAGCCAGGAAATACAGAACTTCGAACTGGACCGTCCTTCGACGGCGCCTGTCCAGTTTCTTTTCCTGGGACGCTTCAATCATACCGACAAAGAAGTTCCCGTCGGAATCCTTCGGGATTTCGTTGACGAAAACGTGGCGATCGGACCACAGACCGACAAGTTTTTCGGCGACGGCTTCCAGGAAGTCGTTCAGGGTCATTCGGTTCACCTCCGTTATTTCAGGCGGTCCTTAATGATCCTATCCATTTTCCGGTTAAGGCGCGCCGCCTGGGTTGTTTTGGTGCGCTTCACAGCGCGAAGAAGGGTGAAGTGGCCACGGACGAAGCCGCCAGGCGGTCCCACATACATTCCGCCTTCAGGATCGTTTTTCTGGTATACGAAGGAACTTCCTTCCCAGTGACCAGGGACGAAGTGACTTCTGAAGCCGTATTCAAGCGGCTTCGAATAGTCAAGATTATTAAAGACGTCTATTTTGTAGGCACGACCGGCACGAATGGCCTTTTTTCCGCTTTTGAAGTTCCGGCGATAGTCGCCAGTGTTGACAATGCCTTCTTCTTTGCAGATTTTACGGGCCTGATCGCGCGCGTAGCGTCCTTCACCGACGACCAGTTGATCCATAATTTCAGGAATGTCGTTTTCCAGGGCCTGAAGTTGGTTCTGGAAGGCCACCAGTTCAGAATTGTCCACGCTCACGCCAGATCACCGTCCTTCACCTTGATTTCTTGATGTGTTGCATATACGGCCGGACGACCGACGACCGCGAAGTTCAGGTCTTTCTGACTGGAAGGATCGTCACGCCCGAAGCGTTTCAGGACGATCTTGTCGCCAGGAAGGATCGAAAGGTCAGGTCCGGCGAAAATGACAGCGTCATAATCGACGTTGTTTTCTGCGTCTGTCTGTCCGCTACTGTTTGAACCTGTATACGAAAGCGCGCAAATGATACCAGAATAAATCACAGAAGGATCAGACGCCGAAATAGCGTTCTGACCCCTCTGTGGAATGGTTCTTGATACCGTGGCGGTGTCTTCATAGGTCATTTCGATCGCGGCGCGTTCTGCGCTTGCGTTTCCAAAGGCCATAGGATCACCACCTTACTTTTCGATACTCATTCAGGACAGTCTTCCACCCGAAGAATTCGCCGTTATCGGCGCCCAGGTTGAAGGTGTTCGCCGATCCAGACGAACCGGAACCTGTGGCGAAGGTGGTTTGAACGTCACCACGCTTCACAGAAGCCACAGGGCCGGTCGTGGCCGAAGAATTCCCCAGGCCGGCCGACTTGTAATAGCTGACACACATGACGACCAGGACGTTTTCCAGGTCTTCCGGAAGGGTGTCCCAGTTGATGTAACGAAGGACCATTTTTTCGACGGTCTGGATCACATATTCCAGGATCGCGTCATGGTCTTCCGCCTGAATCCCCAGAAGGGCCTTGACCTTCGAAAGACGGCTGTCGCTCGACATAAGGGTTCGAAGAACCGTCGCGCGGTCAGCTTCGGACAGGCCTTCCAGAGAAGATAAAATTTGATTCAGCATGATTACACCACCTTTCGGCGGTCCCGATTATTCACCCTTCGCGGCTTCGATCAGTTCGACGATCTGGGCCTTTGTGGCGCCGTCAGGAACCGCGATTCCGGCGTCCTGGGCGACTTTCAGAAGTTCGTCCTTGTTCATCTTGGACAAAGGCTTTTCGTCGCCCTGGGCGGCGTTCTGGCCGTCGTAGGGTTCGAAGTCGGGGTTCTTCTGAAGCTGTTCGACGACCATGTCGGACTTCGGTTCCAGGATTACGCCGGTATGCTTATTTTTGAACTTCATTGTGTTTCCCTCCTTGTGAATATGATCCTGGCCAGATTACGCCTTCGCGTAGTGGAAGATCAGGTCAGGGGTCAGGGCCTTCGTGCCGTAGTCGTAGAACATAGACACGCCGTAGTCGTTGGACAGAGGAATCTTTTCAGGCTCCTTGTAAGGATAGATTACGGCCGGCTGTGCGATAGCGCCGTCGATCATAATGATCGCGTTAGTGCCGGAAGGAACAAAGACGGAAGAATAGCAACGGACGCCGTGGAAGGTTGCGAAGTCTTCGGCCGCGCTGTCCACGTTGGCGTTGTGAACATTCTTGTCCAGGTAGTTTCTGATCTTGCCGTAGAAGGAAGGATCGCACACCAGGCGCATAATGTTACGGGGAACGCCGCGAACGTAGTCGTTCTTCACGGTTTCCAGGGTCTGAATGAAGGCTTCGACGATAACTTCCACGTCAGTTTCAACAGTTTCGAAGGCAGTACCTTCGTTGACCGCGCACTGGAAGAAAGCAGTGTCGAATTCGGCCGCCACGGTGTCGACATGGTTGTCGGCGCGTCTGGCCATGATGTTACCCACGCCGAAAGTGTCAAGGTCGAACTTTGCGGCTTCCTCCACGATCTCCTTGTGGGTGTTCAGGTTGACAGTGGTAGGGGGTACAGTGATCGCGCTACCCTTGCCGGCGGCTCTTGCAGTGCCGTAGTCCTGGGAAACGCTGTTCTTGAATCTCTTATACTCGACGGAACCGCTTGCAGGATTGCCGGTATAAGACTGGGACTTCAGACCGGACGCCAGGGTGTCCTTCTGAATGTTGCCGATCACAAGACCGGAAAGTTCCGCCAGGTCTACCTTCGTGGAACCAGTCTGGATCAGGGAAATAGCTTTAGTTCTTGCCATAGTAAATCACATTCCTTTCAAAAATATTTTTTGTGATTGATTACAGGACGACAGGGCCGTCCACTTTTGCGGCCGGTGCGCCAGGGGCGCCAGGTTCGGCCGGCTTCGCGCCCTTGATGTCAGGGGCGCCAGGTTTGGATTCCTCCTTGAACAGATAGGCCTTTGTTTCCTTGATAGGCTTCAGAAGGCCTTCAAGGTCTGTCTTCAGGGAACCCGTGTCGTCGACGTCGATCTTGTCCAGGTCCAGAAGGCCGATAATGTCCGAAGGGTCGTGAACCTTTCCGTTCAGGGCCATTCGAAGGGCGGCGTTCTTGCTGATCTTCTTGATTTCGGCGTCGTGTGTGGCCTGAAGGTTCGCGATCGTGGTCTGGGCGTTCTTCACGTCGTCGGCGATTTTGGCCGGATCGCCGGTTCCACCGATAGCCTTCAGCGCTTCGGCGGCGGCCTTCAGGGCGTTTTCTGCGCTCGTTTTGCCGCTGTTCGCGCCGTTGTACTTATCGGCCGGAACGAAACTTCCGTCGTTTCCGATTACCAGATCGACGTCCTTTCCGTCTTTGCCTTTGCCTTTCAGGGCGGCTTCGACCTGGGCGGACAGTTCGTCGCCCAACAGGGACTTAATACCTTCAATGATCATAGGAACTCCTTTCACCGCTGTCTTTTCCGTGACTTCCACACGCTTTGCGGTTCCGTCTGTTCGCCGGACGGTTACGGCTTGAATTATATGAAAAAGACGCCACCTGGAAGGGCGACGCCTTAATCAACAGAAAAAGGGCATAATAAAACGCCGGCCTGTCGGTCGACGTCTTATTCGGGGTGATATTTGCATTTGATACAGGTTTCCTTCTTCTTGTCGTCGAATTCCTCCGGCTTCAAGTCTTCAGGAAGGAACCTGTCGGGGGTTGTACCTTCGGCGACCATAGAAATATCGAAACATTCGTCGCCGGTGACCTGTCTTTGACAGATCGGACAGAACACGGTCTTATTTTCCATTGTTCAATTCCTCCATAACCTTTTTGGTTTTCGGGTCGAATTCGTCTTTCTTGAAGGCGGTTCGGATCACCGGTTCACTGGTCTTCACATAGGCGGCGCCAGACTGTGAATAGTAATTGACGAAGGTTTCGCCGGTCCAGTGGCGGCGCTTCAGGGAAAAGACGGCGTCTTCTATGAACGACCGCGCTTCTTCCAGGGTGACGCCGTGGTTTCGTTCGGCTATGTGACCGACGTCCAGGGACAGGGTGGAAACGTCCACCTTCACCGGTGGGACCCTGACGGTTCCATAAAGGCCGGAATTCTTGACGACCTTATAGACGCCGAAGTCAGCCTTCGTCGCTTCAGGAACGCGGCCCTTGTAGGAATAGAATGACTTCGTTTCGGCCCAGGCTTCCGGCTGACTGTATTTCATAGCCTGGAAGGTTGTGAAGCTGTCAGGGGCGTCAGCGCCCAGGCGGTCGACGTATGAATCATACTGTTCCAGGTCCGCCTTTTTATTATACAGCTTCTTTCGCTCGATTTCAACGGACCCCTGGCCATTCCTGGCCACCTGTCGATCATACCATTCCTGATAGGTGGTGGATTCGGGCATGGGTTCGCCGGAATTGAACCAGTCAAGAGCGTCTTCTGGGTCATGCTCGATCGTAGTACAGCGATCGTTCGGGTGCATAGGCGGATAATTGACGCCAGGTTTCGCGTCTTTGACCTTGAAGACCTTTCCGTCCAGGGCGCCGCACGTTTCACAGGTGCGCGCGTCCAGTGTGGCCATGTATTCATATTCTTCGACGCCGGCTTCGTTATAGGCGGCCCTGTCGGCTTCGCTGTGAATGTGGGTTGTTTCCGTCCGGATCAACCGTTCAGCGTTCTTGTAGGACTGGCCCATTTTCGCGGATAGGGCGGAAGACATGGTTCCGACGCTCTTTCCCTGAATCAGTCCCTGGGTGATTATTTCTCTGGTATTGAAGACAAGGGCCTGTTTGTTTTGCCACAGGCGATCGGAAAACATGGCGCCGGACCAGGGATAAGAAACGGCCTGTTCGATAGTCGAAAAGTCGATCTTCGCGATTTCATTGAAGAATCCGGCCCTGGACTGAATATCATAGCATTTTTTATAATACCCTTCGACGAACATATCCCCGAATTCTTCCTTCATCTGGGCGACACCTTTGTCGAAAAGGTCGTTCAGAATCAGGTCGATCTGGCCCTGTAAGGCTTCCAGACGGGAAATAGAACTGTTCGCCGATAAGGCGTCAAGCTGTGCAGTCAGAAGCGCCCTGGCGTGGGCGTCTGTGGTCTGGGCGATCTGGGCGACGTATGCGTCCAGGCTTGCCTTCCATTCCTGGAATTCCTTCCGGTTCAGAAGGCGGACGGCCTGATCGTATGTAAGGCCATACTTTCCGGCGTATTTCGAATAGAACCCGTCGATTTCACGGCGGATCGCCTTCGCGGCCGTTTCGTATTCCTGGAACATTTTCGCCGAAAGACCGGCGCCGCGAAGATAGGCTTCATTTTCACGCTGTAAGGCGCGCGCGGCCCAGTATTCCTTATTCCTCATTTACGCCACCACCATTCAGGCCGGCGCCATTGTAGCCGCCTTCCTGGCCGGCGTTCGCGCCCAGGCTATTATTGAAAAGACCTTCGCCGAATTCTTCCATAGCGGCCTTCTTTTCTTCGTTGATACGGTCCAGTTCTTCGTCTGCGTCTGCGACCCAGGGGTGATTCTGAAGAATGGTTCGTTTCGACAGAAGACCGTCGCTGTTTCTGGCGTTGTTGATCACGTCGGTTTCATTGACAGGAAGGTCCATATTGAAGATGATGTCGAATTCTTCGTTCGTGAAGACGCCCTGGCCGGTGATCTGAAGATAGACGTCAATGAACAGTTTCAGACGTTGGAAGGTGTCTTTCAGTTCAGTTCCCAGGGAATCACAGTCCGCGTCAAGGTCCATATATCGGAAGTTGATCGCGGTTCCGGAAGCGTTACCCAGTTCAGGGTCCTTCGTATCGACAGCGGCGGCGAAGTCATACACGTCGCGGCGCTGTTTATCCAGGAAGGCCATGACAGCGTCGATATTCAGATCGGCCTGAAGTTTATCCACGCCACCGTCAGTCGTGACCTTGATCGCCATGTGTTCCTTCAGGTCCTTCAGGAATTCGGCCAGGTCCTGACCGCCATAGTTGCGAAGGATATAGATGAACTTCGCGACGTCACGAAGAACGTCGGCCGTGACGGACGTCTGCCAGTTGATGTCGTCGATCAGGTCCTTAATGAAATAACAAAGGGGAAGTTCTTCTTCGTTATACTTCAGCCAGGCGATCGGCGCTTCCTCCCAGTTATAGGCTTTGTCGCCGACGACGAAGTGGGGTTCGGTGTAGTCGTTGGTTTCGTCACCGTGTTCCTTGTCGACGTGGAACTGACCGGCGCCGGTTCCGGCGAAGGCGTCAGTCTTGAACCACTTCACGCCACCAGACCACCAGAATTCCGCGTGTGTGATAACGTGTTTTCTGGTCCCGATATAAATGATCTGATCATAGAATCGAATGAAGGCGTCCAGTTTGGTTCGTTCTGCGTCCTTCCACAAAGGGATCAGTTCGTTCGAAGGGATTCGCATGAAGGCCAGTTTCCCTTCGTCGAAGTAAGGCTGAAGCCAGGCAATACCGGACTTCACAGCGCCCTTTCCCAGTGACTTAATCTTCCGGCGGAATGTGGCGTCGAATACCTTGTTCAAGGCGTCGCCATAGGCGCCGTTCGCGGTGTCCACGGTCCAGGGTTTCGACAGAAGGTAGTTCGCTTTCTGGTCGACAAGTTTCTTCAGAATCGGGTGTTCGATCCTGGTGTTCGACCGGTTGGCGACGTCATTCGTCTTCTTCTGGACGTCGGACCTGTTTCTGTAATAGGATTCAGCCTGAACAATATTCTGATACTGTTCGGACTGTTTGAATTCGCGGATTTCCTCACTGACGATCTGGGCCAGTGACATAGTCGCGTTTTCGGGGTTGGACAGGACAGCGTTGATCCGGTCCATAACCGATAGTTCAGCCATTTTTCACACCTCATTTCAAAACTTCGATAGCAGAACCACGACGAAGGCGTTCGACGGCATAACGAAGGGCCGCCATAGCGTCGTCCATAAATTCGACCGGTTCGTCGATATACAGGCCGGACGTGGCGTCCTTTTTCCATTTCCACTGTTGAACTTCCTTCAGGACATTTACACAAGACGGGTGAATGTGGATTTTTCGGCCCTTCAGCCAGTCAATTTGTGCCTTGACGCTTCCAGGTTCCTTCTTCACAGCGGCCGCCCTGAAGCCGGCCTTCTGCCAGGTCTTGATTCTGTCCGGTTCTGCTGAATCACAGAACATTTCGACGCGTTGGTCGACCTTGTTCTGTTTGGCCAGGTTGATAATTTCTTCCGTGTCCTTCTCAAAGACATAGATTTCGGAACAGATATAGATTTCACCGTCCCGTGATCCCACGCCCAGAATGGCGTCGGCGTGGTTATATCCGAAGTCCTGGCCATAATAGAAGGCGTCGAAGTTGGTCTTCGCCGTCAGGAAGTCATGGACTTCGAAGTTCGTCAGGATCAGGCCGCCCAGTTCGCCCCATTCGCCTTCGCCGTATACACGATAACCTTCAGGGTCTTCTTCGCGTCGGCGTTCCATGCGTCGGTAATACGCCGGATCAATGAACCGGTTCGTCTTATATGTGGAATGGTGGGCCAGAACGTCCGGATCGGCCTTGTCGAAGTATCGGCCTTTGATCCAGTGCGTCGCGCTGACGGGGTTGAAGGTCATTGTGATCTGGTAATACAGATTCGGGTTCAGGCCGTCCAGGTTACCACGAAGACGGTCGTCCAGAATGTCGACGTCTTCAGACAGAAGTTCCGTCGCTTCCTCACACCATATCCACGTCAGTTTTCCGTTCTTGAAGGTGATCGACTTCACCTTTTCGCGCTGTCGCTGATCCTTGACGCCGCGAAAGATGATTCGGTTTCCGGTGATCTTACATTCCAGGGACAACGGGTTCAGGTTGACCTTCCAGAAGCGTTCAGCATAAGGGCCGAACATTCGGAAGATCGCCGCCTGTAATTCTGCGAAGGTGCTGTCGCGGTTTGTTTCTTCGATCTTACGAACGACAAGAAGGTTCGCGCCGGTATACGCCGGATCGGATAACTTCGCGATATAGTCCTGGGCGATATTCACAGACTTTCCGGAACCGGCTGATCCCTTCAGGATTCTATAACGGCCGCGCCATTCGTTCACCGGTCGGAATACAGGGTTAAACTGGGCCGACGCTTTGAATTCAATCTTCGCCGCCGTAGTCATAATTGATCACCACCGTTACAGGAACATTCGCTTCAGGGTTGTCCTTGAACATTCCCAGGTGACGGCCGCACATTTCAAGGGCCTTCAGTTTGTCGCACAGTTTGACTTCGCGTTCGATAGCCTGTTCTATAATAGGATCACCGTTTTCGTCAAAGTCTTTGTGTGGGACATACTTGACCTTCATTCCGGAAATGACCGCCAGATCGTCTTCACTGGCGTCTGACAGGACTTCGGCCGTTTGGAAGTCAATGACCTTTGTCGGATTCAGGAAGGCGATTCTTCCCAGTTCCCGAAGAACTCTGTCGGCGTTGATTCCGGTTCGCTTCGATCGTTCGGCCATAGCGGTATCAATACGCGCGCGAATTTCAGGTTTCGTCAAGTTTTCACTTCCGATTGATCCGGCGGATTCCACAGAATATCCGGCGCGAATTGCGGCCTGTGTCGCGTTCAGGTCGATCAGATATTCTTCACAGAAGCGTTCTTGTTTTGCTGTCAGCTTCGGCATGATTCACACCGTCCTTTCTGTATAATCAATGAATGGGTACAAAAAAGACACTCCCGAAGGAATGTCTTCAATGTACCCTATTCAAAGGAGGGTGGACTTTCAGTCGTCCACGATACCATAATACCATATAAAAACGGCCTTGTCAGTTGCACAGAGTTGCAAACAGTTGCAAACAGTTGCACATAGTTGCATATTTTTTATATTTTGGTGCGGACAAGGGGATTCGAACCCCTATGGAATGAACCACGCGGCCCTGAACCGCGCGCGTCTGCCAGTTCCGCCATGTCCGCGCGTTGTGCCTGGGTGTTCCAGGCACGTTTCAGGCTATGAAAACCACTTCGACCGTTCGGCCCTGTTGAACAGTTTGTTCAGGGCGATTTCTCTTTGACGGTAGACTGTGGTTCTGTCCACCTGAAGGAATTCAGCGGCTTCTTCGTATGACCTGTAAGGGTAATATAGGGCCAGAAGGACGCATTTTGAACGGGTGTCCAGTGTCAGGACCAGGGACCGGACTTCTTCGATCTGGCGAAGCTGACGTTCCAGGTTCGCGATTGCTTCGTCTGCTCTGGCGCGCCGGCGGTCACGTCGGTCGACCATTCGGACCAGGTTCCCGTCTGGGTCTGGTGAAGAAGCGCGGACGCCCGTCGGGTTTATGGCCGTGGAAGGATAGGCGCCCGACATAAGTATTTCTTCCAGATCGTATTCCAGGGATTCCTTTTCGGCGGCGATCTGTGCTTCTATGACGCGCGCTTCCTGGTCGTGGTTCCGAAGTATATCCATGACCCTTGTTCTGACTTGACTTTCTTTCGGTTTGTCCATTTTTCTTCACCACCTTTCCACCACGTCAAATTAGAATGGAAGGTCCCCGTCGTCAATAGGGACTTCTTCGAACCCTTCCGAAGCGAAGGCGTTCGCGGCATAACTGCCGGCTTCGGCGTCTTTCTTCGCGTCAGCGAAATAGACGGAATCAGCCAGGACTTCGACAGCCTTTCTTTTGTGGCCTTCGTTGTCTTCCCAGGTTCGGGTCTGGATCGAACCGACGACGGCGATCCTGGTTCCTTTCTGGAAGTGCTTCGAAATGAATTCGGCGGTCTGTCGCCAGGCCACGACGTCAATGAAGTCGGCCTTCTCTCTGTTGAAGCGGCGGTCGACGGCCAGGGAAAACGACACGACGGCCGTTCCCTGTGGGGTGTATTTCAGTTCTGGATCGCGTGTCATGCGGCCCAGAAGTTGACATTGATTCATGGGGTTTCCTCGCTTTCGGTTTAGAATTGCTTCCCGTGTTTATACGGGCGGCCTTCGTTGTAGGCCATTTTCATTCGGATAGCGGCGTCCAGGTCGATTCCCAGGTGTCCGCAAAGGTCCGCGATCCGGATCACGGCGTCGGCCAGTTCGACGGCCACGCCTTCAGGCTTTTCGCCGCGCCATTCGTTCATGTCGGACACTTTGAATCCGTTGACCTCTTTGAACCAGAAGTCGGGGTTTCCTTCGCGTTCTTCTTCCAGTGCTTCGGAAAGTTCGCTGTGGATCAGGGCGATAGATGTCCCGAACGCCGGCGTCGGGTTCCAGAACCCGTGATTCACGGCGTTTTCGTGGGCCTTCTTGACCAGTTCGTTAATTTCCATGATATAATCCTTTCACACATAGATTTTCGGCGGTGTGACCAGGTCTTGACCGATCGGCCGCCACAGGTGCAGACAGTAATTGTGATTATTCACATAATCGGATTTTGAAGGGTGATATTCGACGGCCCATTCGTCTTCTTCGAAGAACATATCCTTGATCACACACATTTCTTCCCAGGTCGGACAGGTTTTCCGTTTCTGGTTGCATGGCGTGACGCTGACGTGTTCCCACCCTCCGCCGTTACTGGCGATCACGAAGAAGGACCGGCCGTTCACATAGATTTTGAAGGCGCCGTTGTATTCGTCGCCGTTGGTCCCGTAGATGTGCCGGACGTCCTGGCGGTATTTGTTCAGGTAGTTCAGATTCTTCATTCTGTCACCGCTTTCACGACGCGGATTCTGACTTCCTGGCGGCCGAACTGAAGGGCGTCGTCGTGGTCTTCGAAGTAGACGTCGATCTTCAGGCCCTTAATGGCGCCGCCGCGATCCTGGACTATGTATTCCCCCAGACCTTCGACCTGAAGGACGGTTCCAGGCGGATAGACGTCCCAGTCAGCGGCGATCGTGACGCCTTCCTGGGCGATAGCGCCCGACGCGGTGTAGACGATACCATTCGGCCGGTTTTCGGCCCACACGCCACAGCATTTTTCACAGGGACAGTAAGCCGTCGCCGTGACAGTTGTCCAGGCTTCTTCTGGCGGCTTTGTTTCGTCCGGTAGGGGAAGAATAGGGGCGGACGGTTTAGACGTCGCCAGGGGCGCCAGAATCGCTTCCTGGGCGCCTTTTGCTTCTTCCTGGACAATTCCTTCGGCGGCCGCCGGTTCGGCCGCCATAACGAAGGACGTACACACCAGGACACTTCCCAGAAGCAGACACAGGAAACTAAATGTCAGTTGTTTCATTTCGGTTCACCTTCCTTTTCAGGGATTGCCTTGAAGCAGTCACAGCGGACCACGCGGTCAGCTTCGTCGGCGTGAATGGGACTGGGAAGACCGGCGTCGGCTCTTTCGATACAGGCGACACAATAGTCGCCATGACGGTTCTTCCGGTTGTCGTGTATTTCCTGAATGTTGTCGCACTTGCGACAGTTGAAGTCGTATCGCCATTTCGGGCGTTCTTTCTTTCGGCGGATCATAGCGGCCCACCGTCCTTCCAGAATTCCTTCAGCTTGCTTCCGACAATGATCGGGCGACACCATTCACGTTGAAAGGCGCGCCACTCTTTGTCGACCTGGCCGTTCTTGTCGCGGTATAACATAGCATAAGGGACGAAGCCGGCCTGGATCGTCTGGATCAGGCGTTTTTCTGCCTTTTCGAAGGTGTCCCCGTGATACCCGATCAGGACGTAGCAACAAAGGGAATGACTGGCCACAGTGAATCCGGCGTTTCGGAATATCTTTCCGGCGTCGATCAGGGGTTCCAGGTCGTCCGGCGTGTCGTATGCACAATACAGGCGCTTCGTTTTGACTTCCTTCAATAGTTCGGCTTGCCAGGGTTTCAGAATCTTCGCTTCGATTCCGCCTGTAAAGATCGGGCGTTCCGGCTGACGTTTCAGCATTTCACACACTGCGCGGAAATGTTCTTCGGACGTCGACAGGATATTGTCGTCGCAGATGTTCCACCCGTCTTTGATTTCCAGTTCCCGAAGGCCGTTACAGTCTTTCCAGACGGAACAGAACCAACATTTATTCCCACAGCCGCGACTGGTGAAGGTGTAGCCGTTCTTCATGTATAGGCCAGGCGTAAAGTCGCCGGACCGATCGCCAAAGGCCGGCCCACCAATCTTCACTGGTACGCCCAAGCGTTCCCAGGATTTGACCAGTTTTTCGGCTTTCGGTATGTCATAGGTGAAAGTGACGCTGACGTGGACTTCGTCAATTCCTCCGCCGGTTTCCCTGATAGCGCGCGGAAGTGGGCCAATGAAGGCCAGGGCGTCGTCGGGCGTTGCCTTTGTTCTTCGTGGAAATACTCTGGCGATTTCCTTTCCGTTGACGATCATGTGGCCACCGCCTTTCTGGCGGCCAGGTTTTCGGCTGACCGCTTTTCACAGTAGACGGAAAAGGCCATTTCGCGGATCACGTCGGGGATCAGCAGGACCAGGTATTCGTCACCGTAGCCGTCTTCACCCCATTCGCGGCCGGCGGACCGGTTCGCGACTTCCAGTTTCCTTCTGGCGTATTGTTCGGCGTCTGCGAAGAATACGGGACACAGTTCGACGCCCAGTTCGGCTTCGACTGCGATCTGAAGATCAGTCTTTTCCATGCTTCAGACCTCCCTTCAGGTGATCCGGCATTTCGGCCGGAAGGACGGCCTGGTGGACCAGGACAAGGTCACTTTCGTCCACCAGGGAACCGTTGAAGAAGTGGACCAGGGCGCCGGTGGAAAGTTCGACCGCCTGGTTCGCTTCGGTTGTCTTTACATACGGCCAGTTGTTGTCTTCGAAGACGTCGCCGGCCTTCAGATCACCATATTTCACTTTCATCTTCGTCACCGTCTTCCTGGCCTTCGGCGATTCTTCGAAGGACTTCTTCGACAAGCTGTTTCGAAGTGAATTCGGCCAACAGTGCAGAATCAGAAAGTTCGACCTGGTCAGGTTCCAGGGATAAAGTGATCCCAGATTCCACATAGAAAGCCGGCCGAACGCCACCACTTGCCATACGTACGCGCAGG